CGGTATCGGTCGTCACATGGTAGCCATAAATTTGTGGACCGCCCGATCGGAACGAAACTATGACCGTAAAAGGTAAAAAAAATGTCCTGGCCACGGAGAAGATTAACGCATTCGGAGATAAAATAATGATGTGAATTAACCTGCCGTTTTAGATACATGGAACGGACAGGATTTTTGCGCCTTATGAGCTGCCACGTAAATGTTGTAACCGATTGCGTTTTTTTGTAACCGAATAAGTTTGTCTTTGTCGCAGAATAAGTTTTTTGCTGTTAGCGGAACAAAATTAGAGAATGCGCTTATGCGGTAATGGCCGGGGAGGGCTGGAAGGGTGCCCTGAGTCGTGCGTGTTATTTTCATCATATTTTATGACGTAAATAATAGCGATGGAGAAGGTGGATAAATTTGCACATCAGAAACTGTATGAAATCGTATGCATAAACGACGCGCACCTAACTCTTAATCAGTAGGTTGTCGGTTCGATCCCGACAGGGCTCACCAAAAATTACAGGGGTTTTCGGTACTTTAGCCGGAAGCCCCTGTTTTCGTTTCTCCTCAAATTTCCTCAAAATGCTTCACTTTTGCAACCAAAATGCACCCACTGAGAGATCACTTATATTCAAATTTCTTCATCTCGGATTTAACCATTTCGTCCAGGACATCAACATAAATTTCAGTCGTTGATACGCTGGTGTGCCCGAGAATTCTTGATATGGTTTTGATATCGATGCCAGATTTCAGCATGTAGGTGGCTGCGGTATGCCGTAAATTATGAAGGTGTATGTCTTCTATGCCCAAACCACGGACATTTTTCTTGAAGTGATGGGTATATGTGTCAAGGTGCTGAGACGGAAAGACAGGCCCGAGGTCTTTTTTGAATGGCTCCAAAGCCTCCTTAATTGGCGGAAGAAGGGGAACGGTGCGCTCACGGTTTCCCTTCCCTATCAGCTTGATGTGGTCATGCACAAGGCTTATTCTGACCCAATCGGCCCCGGCAGCCTCTTCGCGCCGCGCCCCAGTCCAGAGGATGAGCATATAATAGAGCCATTCATGCACATCGTTTTCTTTCGCCTTGGCTAAGAGCTGGTCAATTTGCTCCGGATACAATATGCGGGGGATCTGCTTCCCCACCGGCAGCATTTTTATTTTTGGTGCCTTTGTGATTAGGCCAGCTTCGAGGGCTTCATTGAATGCCTTTTTTATGTGCCGGAGGTAAGAATTCACCGACCGTGGTTGCACTTTTCTTGCGATCAGTGCCGTCTTAAAGTCCTCGATCTTGGTTTTCTTCCCGTTTTTGGCTGCAAAGGTAACAAGTTGCGTGCTGTCCCCTACCACGTCGGCAAGCATTCGCAATGATAATTCATCTTGGCGGGTTGTTTTTACTGCAAGGCCGGTGCGGTAATTCTTAACGTAATCTTTACGGAATTCGCCCAGCGTGACGGTTTTGAATTTGTCTAACTGAAGCAGCTTACCTTTAAGGTAAGACTCTTTGAGGCCACGGTATAGCTCCTTAGCGATATCCTTGTCTTTTGTTTCCAAGGACTGCTTTTTACCGCGATAATATTCTACATAAAAATAACCATTCCGTTCAAATAGCCTCATGTTAATTTTCATATACGAGCCTTTGCCCTTAATGCAAGAAGTTTTTCTTCTATCGACACGACCCCGCCCGCTTGCCGCTCTCGATATGAATCGAGGGATTGGCGGTCAAAGATCCAGTCTTTGCGCTTGGAATCGGGGTCCCGGAAGCCCCTGATTACTCCCGTTGACCCCAAATACTTAAGGCGGTGCTCGCCGATCCCGAACTCACTTGCGGCTTCTCTAAGCGATAACCACCGCTTTCGCACAAGCATCGGGACAATTTCTTTGGCGACTATGGCCGCGATCTGCTTAATGTCTAATTCTGTCATTTTTTATAGCATTTCTGGAAATCACTTCCCTTTGTCCGTCTTCAAATTCTACAAGAGCGCTGTTGGCACGGCCTCTGACCAGGACCCGGCACTTTTTCCCGAAAAGAACCTTTCTTTTTTCGTTGTTCTTCCAGCGATAGACATAGGGGTATTCCACCGGTTATCCCCCCGAAACGATGCTTGAAAGGGTCTCGTATTTCGATTGCAGGGAGCTCAAGTCTTCCGCCACGGTGATGCAGACGTAACCGGACGTGAAGAGCTGAGCCGAAGAGGGCGGCGCCCCGGATTCACTGCGCAGGCGCTGCAGATAATTCCCCCGGCCAGGGAGCAGAGCCACGGTATAAACTCCCGTCCCCTGCATCTGCGTCACCAAATTTTTCGCGGCGGAAAGGCCCCGGTCGATTGCCGCCGCCGCACGTCCCGATTGATTCACGCCTGACAGGACCGATCTTGTGGCCTTGCTCAATTTATTGGTGGCTTTTGCTACGCCTTCCACGTACCCGCCAAACACGTCTTTTAGTGCCGCTGAGGTCCATTCGTCGCTCGGGAAGAGATCCGACCAGTCCTTTGCGGCCATTTCACTTTCATCAAGGTCCGCAAGGTCTTCCGGTTCTTCTTCTGGCATGAAATCGCCGAAATCAAATGGGTCTACAATATTGGATGGGTCGGCCATGGGCTTCTTTACAGCGTTCAAAATCCCTTGATAGGCACTGGCTACGGTAGAAAGATCCGGCGCCATGGTGATGACCGCCGTTCCGCAACAATAATCGAGGTTCGGCGGTGCATTCGGTGCCGATGACAGTCGGGAGGCCCACGAGCCCTTCTTTGGGACGAGGGTGATCATATAGAAGCCGGACGCCGTGAGCTTCTCCAAGTCTCTCTTGCTTGATGCGACGGTACTGACGGCCCTATTCACGTTGTCCATCATCTGAGCCGCATGGTCATTAAGTTTGTCGAGCCCGCCTTGCACCTGAGAGATGGCGGCATTGGCTTTGGAAGCGATTCCCCCCAAGGAGGCCGCAAGGTTTGTTGATTGCCATGACATATTGTTTCTCCTTTCGTATTTTTGTTCATTTAATTGGGTGCGGTAGGGCTTAACCTTCGCAACCAGGCTCCGCAGCAAAGGCGTGGACCTGATAAGTTATTCACCTACCGCCGCGCCTCCAATACCTTCCCGCAGAACGGGCAAAATTTGAATCCCTCGAGAGCATGAATGCTCCGGTCGCAACTTGTGATCCATACGTGCAAGGCTTTGTCGTGCTCCCATTTGCAAGGCTCCGCTTCAATCTTTGGCTCGCCGAGCTTATCAGCATAAACAGCTTCGAAGGCCATCAGAGCGATTTCGCGCCGTCCGTCCGTGGCAGTAGGGGGCAAACGCCGTCGTATTTTCCCTGACTTCAAGTCGGCAATGAACTTGTCGGCGCGTTTTTTAATGGAAGGATCACAGGTGTCATAAAAACTACCGAGATCAGCGCGGATGTAGCGCATTTCAGGATAATGACTTTTTCTTTCAAAATACCGATGTGTATATGGGTCAATCCATATCTCTTTCGGTGCTTCCATGATCATGCCTCCTCATACAACAGACACACCTGTTCCATTGGTTCACGGAAGGGGTATCTGTCAAAGTCGTCGTATTGGATATGTTCGTACCACCGCAGATGATTGTAGCATTGCATCATCTTTCGAAGCTCCGCCTCGGTCCACCCTTCAGCCACATAGGAATTCTTTTCCAGGGTATTGAGGGGTTGGTATCTCATGGCGTTTGGGCGGATGCCCCAGGAGCGGGCTTGTTCCAGGCGATTCCTCGCCTCTTCCGGCGAATCGTTGAACCCGATCAGACAGTAGATACCCAAATCCTTGAAGCCATGAGACTGAAAGAGATTGACCGCCCGGTAAACATATTGCTCTTCATCTTGGCTATCGAAGGCGAAGCGGATCTTGACGTGTTTCAGGCGAGACAACTCCCCTACGTGCCAGCCGAGAAGAAGGCGTGCCTCGAATCCTTGGTTGAAATCGACGTAGGGGAAAGGAAGGAGGCTATCGATTACCCGGTGAAAATGGGAAAGCGAGCAAGCCAGCAAATTATTGTCGCATACCACCGGGGCCGGTTTCCATTTCTCCAATTCCACAAATTCCGGTTCTATTTTTGGAACGGCGCTAAATTCGCACCGGTTCGGGCATCCCCGGGTCGTGAATGTTGCGAGCGGATTATGAAAAGAAAGAGTGTCATACTCTACCGTCTCCGGCGTCTTTGCCCATGATAGATCATCGCAACCATTCTGCTTGGCCAGATCGACCGCAGGCCCGCCCGCGATAACCCTGCCTTTATGGGCGAGGGCCATTTCCTTGGCCTTTGGAAGCATCCATGTAAAGGGGACGCTCAGATAGAGAACGGTCCCGACCCTCCATGATGCTATGTCTTTTCGCCATTGGTTCATAATTCAGTTCATCAACAACGTTTTGCATAGGGCCGATGCGGTTCTTACCGGCACGGCGTTTCCTATCTGCTTGATCTTATCCCCTTTGTTCCCTGAGAACTGATATTCAGGGCCAAAGCTCATGGCGGCGGCCAACTCGTGAGGCTGAAGCATCCGGAAACGGATGTCGTAAACGACATCGCCATCCGTGCACGGCTCCACCAGGCCAAAGCGGTCCTTCGTGGTGATCGTGTTCAGCGGATCATTGATGCTCTGACAGTTCGAGCGGCCCTGATACTGGGTGATGAACGGCTCACAGAGGTAAAGATGCGGATTCGTGGTAAGGGTCGGGACCGGACTATCGATATCGCGGGTCTTGCTCTGCCCCTTCATGATGGTCAGGAAGGGCTCGATAAGGGCATATCGATTTGATGTATCCAGTGTCGGAAGGGGCTCATTGATGTCATGTGTCCGCTTTTCTCCGTCGCTTTTCCCTTCATGGTTCCCGTGATAGCGGATCAAGTATGGCTCGATCAGGGCAATGGCTCCCGCCGTGCTTATGGTCGGCAGTGGCTTGTCAACGCTTCGGGGTGCGGAGCATGATTGTTGCCCCAATACAAAGGGCTCAATCAATGCCATTTCGCCCCGGTGCGCACAGGTGATCGTAGGTACGGGATTGTCAATATCGTGCGCCCTATTGCCGGTGGAATGAGTGATATGGATGAGAAAGGGGTTGCAGAGCCCGATATGGCCGCCGCTTGCCGTGACGGGCGGCATTGGGCGGTCTACGGATCGGACATCGTTGGTCCCGTACAGCATGACAAGGAACGGTTCGGCATTTTTGCCTCCGTACTTCCGGAGACCGGCAGCGATCCGGGCCAGCGTCGCCGGAGCCAGGGCCTTTTTCCGCTTGAAGATTGAATCCCCCGGAAGATCCCAGTCGATAACCTCCCGGGCGGTCCGGTATGGTTTCAGCTCATCGCCGAATAAGTCAGGAACGACGCTTGCGGCGTGTGACGCCTTTGGCCAGATAATCTTTTTGCTACCTCGGCGGGCCATAATGAAGAGACGACTCCGCGAAGTCGGATCGCCATAGTCAGCCGCGTTTAAGACCCGGTCCTCAACAGTATAATTTTGTGCCCGCAGCGCCGTCAAGAACGCCTGATAGATCTCGCCTTTACGCCGCTTGATCGGTTTCCCGTTGGCACCTGTCGGCCCCCAGTCCCGGAACTCCCTGACATTTTCAATCAGGATGTTTTTGATATCCAATAGCTCAATCCATCTCAGGATGTGCCAGGCAGAGGCGCGAAGCTGATCGTTGACTGGTTTGCCGCCCCTCGCAATGGAATGGTGGGTGCATTCCGGAGACGCAACCAGGATATCAAGGCGACCAGACGGAACGGCCTCGCGAGGATTGATATTTTCCAAAGCCGCACAGATATGGCGGGCATCCGGATGATTCGCTTGATGAGTTTGAACCGCAATGTCCCAGTGGTTGACAGCCACCAGGTCCACGCGGGCGCCGATGAGACCACAGGCATGGTATAGGCCCGACGATGTACCGCCCGCTCCGCAGAAGAGGTCCGCCGCTTGGATGATCCTATCCATTCGCGACCTCCTTTATGAACTCATCGGGAATGTTGAAAAATCCCTGACTCCCCTTGTACGGGATGGGCTCATCGAAGGCTTTGAAGGAATCGGTTATCCAGGCGTACCGACCAGAGGAATAGTCTCCGTAAAGACGTTCAAGGGCTGACACGTCTTGAACGATATCTTCTGTCCTTTTAACGTCCACGAGGTTCACGAACCCGATGATTGCCCCGAAGGGAAGTCTCGCCGGCAATCTTCCGAGCGCCCTCTCGGTCATTGCGAACTCTCGGGCTACAGCCGGGAATTTTTGGGCGGCATGAATCAATAATTGCCCTCGGTAGCTGGTTGACCAGGACCGCGTTTCATTCTTTTTTATCCCGGTGACCAATGCGCAGGCCCAGGGCTGCCACAGTGACATTGCTTTCATACCCTGTGCTCCTTCCCGTAATAGTCATGTTCCTTTTGTCGCAAGACAGCTTTCAGTTTTTCAAAGGCGTTCACGGCATCGTCCATTTCAGCACGCACTTGATAGAGGTTTGTTTTTTGCAAACATTGGGTCTTCGTTGGGATTTTGCCCGAACCATCCAAAGCGTTGGGCCTTGCAGATCGCCTTGATCAGCTCGCTGCATTCTTCAATAACTTTGGTTTCAGGATCGCCAATATTCACGTATCTCGGATCACTCATGCCGTTTTCCTCCAAAAAGATACGCCTTTCTGCCTATGTACCCACAATCCCCTTGCGTGATTCAGGGTGAACCATATACTGACAAGGAAGACGCCCCATTGCCCATCGGAAAAGGATGCAAAGAGCCAAAACGGCTGACCGCAGAGCCCGGCAATGAACCCGAGGCGGTATCGCTTCCCGGAGAGAGCCCAAATTGAAAGGCCGGAAAAGAAAACTATCGCCATTTGAGCCATCATCGCGCATTCTCCTTGAATTCCCAGGAATGCGGCCCCGTTTTGGTCCATCCCTCCAACAACATTCCTTCCGCTTCAAGCTCCCTCATCAGATCGTAAAGCCGTGGGCATGTTCCGGAAGGGCGCTCCTCTTTGTAGAGCTGTTCCAGCTCATCCCAGCGGTCCGCCATCGGCTTCCATTTCGGGAAGACCTCCCCCATCCTGGCCATTCCGCTTCGCCATTCCGGAAAGAGGTCAAGGAGGCGAAAACAGCGACCGAAATCGGAGGGATCAAGCGGGATGTTATAGGCAAAGGAGGCTGGCTGACTTGCGAAACCGCACCTTTGACCAGGACTTGCCACAACCCCCATCATGACGGCCCATATTGTCTTTGAGGAAATTCCCGCGTCATTGCTCAATATCCATTCGTTTGGAGTCATTGCCCATCCTCGTTTTCATA